GTCGAGAATCGGAACGATAAAACAAGTGTTCTGCGCATCGTAAATCGTTGCCACCTTGTACAAGAACTGCGATGAGGTCATCAACGGGTTCGGTTTGCCTTCGAGAAGTGCCTTGAGCCGCCTTAAGTCCGCGCCCTCGACATTGGGCTGAAGCTTGCTACAATGATTCGCGAACGCATGAATGCAGGAGCGTGTAAGCTCCATTTCATACACGCCGCCATCGTAAGATGTGAAGACCGGCAAATAGCCGTTGAGCATCTTGAAGTAGCTGTGTAGCTCATTCACTTTTGCCTTCTTCGGGAAAATTAAGTCGAAAAGTCCCATTATGCCTCCTCGTTAGAGAGTTGATAGCCGATTTGCTCCGTCCATTTTTGCCGAACGGTCAGAGCGTCTATTACCGACAACGCGCCATCAACGTGCGCATCTCGGCTGATTTTGATGGGCATACAGCGGCGACTTTCGGTGTCCACCTTTTTCGCAACGTTCAAAAAGTGCGCTTTCAAAAGGTTATTCGCACCAAGCCGCAGCCGCTTGTCCTTGATTAGCCCCTCGGTTTCCTGTACGACAGGAGTCAGATTGAACCCTTGATAAACATCGTCCATGTGGAATCCGAACTGCTTCATATCCTGCACAAGGTACTGGCTTGAGTATCGGTCATACCCGACTTGCAACGGCAGGATTTCGTATTCCTGCACAAGCTTCAAAAACCAGTCGTACACATCGTGATAATCCACATAGTTTTCACCGCTTGGAGTGAGCCAACCTTGCCGCTCATAAATCTGATATGGCACTCGTTCGCGCTCCTGTAGCTCGGTGATTTTGTTTGCCGGCATGAAAAACTGTGCGAACACATACAACAGACCCTTGCGCTCGATTACGATTGACGCCGCTGTGAGGTCGGTGGTCTGCGAAAGGTCGATGCCGCCAACGCAGTACGACCCACGGAAGTCGGCGAGGTCGAGAGGTTCGCCGCAAACTGCATCAATGTCCTCATACGATAGCCATGCGGTTGCGCTACTCTGTTTCACATTGCCGTACTTCGTGAGAAACTCGGCTTTTTTCGACAGACTGCCCTCGGCGATGGCGATTTCCTCTCGGTAGAAGTCCTCGGTAACGGATACGCCCATATTCGGGCTTGCTTTGCGCAGTTCTTCGATGTCGTTCCATTTCGATGCATCGTCAATGACGTACAACAGCGGGAGCAAGCGACGTTCACGACTGCCGCCCTTCAAGACAGCCGTACTGCGCTTGATGAGTTCATCGTAGATGCCGTCGTTTGCGTACCCCGCCGTTGATATCGACAGGATTAGCGGTTGAGTTCGCGCACCCAAAGCGGATTTCATGACCTCATACTGCTTGAGTCCTCGGTCGCCTTCCCAGCTCGCTATCTCGTCGCACACGGTCAAGGACGGATTAAAGCCGTCCGCTTTCTTCGCCGAAAACGGCAACGCTTTGATGGTCGTGTTGCTCTCGGCAAGGTAAATATCCGACCTTCGCTTTTTTGCGATAATGGAAAGTTCAGGCTCTTTTTGAACCATCTGATAGAACGCATCAAAGACCTTGGCGGCTTGCTCAAGTTTCGGGGCGATGCAGTAAATGTTTGCCCCGTACTCGCCGTCAGCGTATGCCATGTACGCACATATCGCCGAAGCAAGGAGTGACTTGCCGTTCTTCCGCGCTACAACGACTACGACCTCGCGGTAAATCCGCACCCCGCAGTCATCGACCACGCCGAAGATGGCAGCGACCGCAGCCTTTTGCCACAGCTCAAGCTTGAGAAGCTGCGGAGCAAGTTCGCCCTCGCAATGGCGGCAAAAGTTCTCGATGAACTTAATGGCGCGATTCGCCTTCTTGCCATCGTAAAAATACTCCCCCCGTTCGATGCCGTTGACGATGAGCGTGTAAGCTCTTCGGATGAGTTCCCCAACGACAACGTTCCCCGCGCAAATCGCATTGTAATACTCAAATACCCAGTTCATTCGTCGTTCAAAAATGCCGCAAGTCGGCTCTCTTGCCTCCGTTCGGGTGGGGTCATGTCGAGGAGCTGTTTGATGATGGAGGTCAGATTCTTCGTCAAGCTGACGTGGGTGTCGGCAGCGGCAGAGCGTTTGACTCCGTATTGGGTCGCTCCGTTCTGGTACTTTTCCGTCCAACCTTGCTGGTTAATCTCAGTTTCCAAGTCCTGCAAGCTGATGGTCAGAAACGCCGCCCTGTCGATGAGCGAAGTCGCCACCGCAAGCTTGTTTGCGTCCACTTCTGCGAATACGTTCAGTAATCGCCCCTTTTCCTTGGTTATCCTCGTTTTGATGTCCACTACACGGTTCTCCCTTCACTTTCGGTGGATTTCCGAACTGCCCCATCGGTCCTCACCGGATTTGCCCTCATAATCCGATGGGGGGACTATGCTCCCATCATCTGAGATGCGATATCTAAAGCTGCGCTCTCCTGCCATGTGTATCTTGTTATGGCAGGCGTGGCAGACGTAAGAAAAGTTGTCAAGACCGAGGAGCCTGTCGATGTCGCCCATGCTCTGCGGTGTAAGCTCTGCCTTGTGATGGACAATCTTGCCGAGCTGGTCGTGGCACATCTCGCAGATGCCGCCATCGATTGCCACGCGCTCCGAGATGTAAGCCGCTCTCGCTTTGCTCCATGCTGATGATTTGTAGAATCCTTGCGTAAACGCTTTTGCCATAGCCACCTCAATACAAATCGAGCGAGCCACAACAGCTCGCCCGAAATGCGGAGTAGAACAATGAAATGAGGAGATTCATGCGGATTGAGGTGGGGTATTCCTCTTGACTTCCACACTACCATTTTACACCCCTTTTTTTATAACTTTTTATAGTCTTTCAAATTCGGGAATTTTTATTTCGAATATTGCTTTGTTGCGTTTCTTGATAGCATAGCATAAGCGCAGCAGATACGGACACGCTATCGTGATAGTACACTTGTCAATTTCCTTTCAGTTTAATTTTTTGATACCGTTTTGTTTTGTGAGTTTTGATGGCATTCGGGCAGTTTTATTTCAAGCGGCTCACGGCTTTGTCATGCAGTTGGTAACATCTCGGAACGGAGCGATGCAGCTTGTACGCCACTCGTTTCATGCTCAACCCCTTGACATACCGAAGCTTAATGACCTCGGCTTCGCTCGGTGGCAAATCATCGCACCACTCCTCAACGCTCAACTTCGCTTCTTCAAGCTCGACCAACCGCTCACCGATGCGAACATCCAGCTCCAGTATCTTGTCCATGAGCGCCGTGAGTCGGCTTGTGCCATCGCCCCGACTTTTACCGCTCGGAACATCGCTCGGAGGTTTGCCACCCAGCCCAGCCGCAATCAGCCGAAGGTCTGAACGCCGCGCCCGAAGGTCACGGATTGATTGTTCGATGCTCCTGTAGCGTTGCAGCTCTTGATAGGTCATATTATTTCCATTCCGCGCAAGCGATAGTTGCGCTGTGCATTTCGGCCGATGTTGACCACATGCGCAGGAGTTGCCATCTCTGCAATCCTGCCGCCTGTCGCTTCATCGATGCCGACAATCTCCGTGATATACCGCTCGGACGAAAGGATGGTTACTCCCGTGTGTGTTGAGTAGCGGTAGTCAATCAGCTCATACGCGAGTCCGATGTCGGCTTCGCTCGGTGGTTGAATCGCACCGTCACGACCTCTGACGGGCTTGAAGAAGTCATCGATGTACAGCACATCAACCGCCTTGAGTTCCCACATTGCCGCCGCATACGCTTCCGTATCCATCACGATGGACTTGAGCCGCATCGAATCTTCGCGCCAACGCACATACCGAGCTTCGCGTCCTGCTCGGATGAAATGAGCCGCCAACGCTGTGCAGATGTGGCTTTTTCCGCACCCAGTCGCACCGCCAACGAAATACAGCCTTGCGTTAGGATCTGATGCGAACGCTTCAGCCGCCGTGCGCATCTGCACTTGCCACGGCTCAACGGCTTGAAAGCTGTCGAACGTGTAGCTGTCGAGCAGCGACTTACTGATGCCGCATCGATTGAACCGCCGAATGGTGTTCCGTGTCCCCTTGCACACGCAAGGTTTCAGCCCTTGATACCATTGACCACCGATTTGCATCGGAATCATGATGTCGCCTCGATTAAGGCATTTTTCGCACTCCACGCCATCCTCATCATTGAGATGCCCGCGCCGAGCGTTATAGAAGTCACAATCGCCCTTGATGCGCTCCTCGCTAATCAGAGCCTCACACGAACGACCCAAACATGAACTTTGGCTTAGTATCTTGCTCAGAATCTCTGCCATTTCCATCATCTACCTCCTCATCTGTCCATCTTGCTTGTTGAAACCACGTTGAGCCGAGCGGAATGTACTGCGGCTCGGTACGCTTTCGTTGAACGCTTGCCGCGAACCGCTCCACACCCGACCGTACCTCCTCGAATGTCGTGCCACTTCTCCGAGAACGCACATACGCCGAAAGTGCTGGCTTGCGACCCTCGCGCCGAGGGTACAGCTCCCATATCTCCGAGAACTCGACTTCAAGTCTGCTCGGCTTCTTGGGTGGTGTGTCCCTGTTCTCGTCCTCGTTTTCGTCCACATTACTATCACGTGCAAGCTCGTCTTGCACAAGGTCGGTTTCGCCTTTCTTTGGTATTTCTTTATATAGTTCTTTATCTATATCTCTATCTCTTATTCTTATTCTTATTCTGTCTGCGTTACATTGCGTTACATCACCGTTACTTGTAACGTTACATTGCGTTACATCGCCGTTACGTGTAACGTTACTTGTAACGTTACTTAGCGTTACATTTGCGTTACTTGTAACGTTACAATCACTCTGAACTTGCTGTCGGCTGCGGTAGTTCTCAACGCGCTTTCGACTCTGCTCTTTGCTCCTTTCAAGGCTGTCAAGGCTCTGATGCTTCGACCAGTTTGTTACGACAAACACGCCGTTTTCTTGAGTCAGCAAGCCGAATGTCAAAAATGTATCAATCGCAGTCCGCACCAATCCAACGGGTCTTCTGAAGAGCGTTGCAAGCATTGCAACCGAGCAAGGAATGCCGTTCAATTCAAAGCGTCCACGGTTGTTTTGTTTTCCTGCAAGACATAGAAGCTGAATCCATATCAGCAGGATGGAATCGCCTTGTTTCATGCTCTGAATCAAAATTATTTTGTCGTCATCGAAGAGTTCCGTCACGACTTTAATCCATTTAACCTCTGCCATTTGTTCCTCCTATCGTATCTTCGACTTCCTTCGCCGAGTCTGATTCATCCTCTGAATCAACAGATTTGTGGCGATGCAGTTGCCTTGGTTCTGTCGAAATTCCTCATCTCGCAAAGCATCGTGCTTCTCCTTCGCTTCGATGTATTCCGGACATTCCGCATGGCATCCGACATATCGCCGTTCGCACTTATAACAGCATCTAATCATGATTCTTCAACACCTCCACAAGCTCATGCCGCAGGATGTCCCCGATGAGCTTTCCGGTCGTTTCTGCCTTGCAAAAGACAATTCTCAGGTCATACCTTGCCATCCACGCAAGCAGACTTCCACCAAGCGCAGCGGGGACAATCCTGCTTTGGTACTTACCGCCGTAGATTTTTTCCCAAGAACCGTTCTCGATGAGCAAATACATCCGCGTCCCGAAGTCTTTAGCCCTCTCCATCTCTCGTTCAAACCTCGCCCGTTCGGATGTAAAACAAGCCGCGAGTTCGTCAAGACTCATTTTCCGCTCGATTGCTACAGGAAGGAGATACTCGGTCTCGGCTGCTCCTAATGTGTACCGCGCCGAGTAATCCCCCACGCTGAGAGAATGCCGGACGTAGGCAGCTCCGAGGTGCTGTAGGCGATTCCGCAAAGCCACCGTGTCCTGCTCTCGCGTGTCTACTATCACGGTCATTTTCCCGACCGCTTCGTCGATATCACGCGCTTTCATAGGCTAAAACGGGATGTCATCCGGGTTGAGAGTCCCGAACGCTGGATCGCCGATTACCGATTCGGAGATGTATTTCACGCAGTCTTTCTCCGTTCCGTCTTTGGCTGTGTAATGGTCGACATTGACGATGCAATACCGTCCGACCAAATCCCGAAGCGTGAAGTCCGTACCTTCGGGGATCCCCAAAGCCGCCGCATATGCTCCGATTTTCTCGTTGGGGTACTCGCCATCGTTGCCTTGCCAAAAGCTTTTGTTGATAATCCTGCTACCGTAAGCCTGTTTTGCATCGCTCCTAATTTGGAAACTGAACTGGATGTAAGGCTGTTCGGCTTTTGTCATCTTTTCCTCGCATGAGTAGACTGTCGCTTCGTAAGCCCCTTCGGGGATGAGTGAGTATGCTCTTTTTGTCGATTTACCATAGTATGCCATTTCTTTCTTCCTCCGAAAATTTGATTGTGTCTTCTATGATGTCGTAGATGATTCCGTTGGTTTTCATGTGACTTTCCAATCTCGCCCATTGAGCATCCGTGACCGATGCGATGATGGTTATCGTCTGCACAGGCTCGTCTACCGCCGCAACCTCGACCTCTTCGGGCATGGGTTCGATGGGTTGAGCGACTTCGGCGGCCTTAGCTTCCGACAGCTCACGGTTGTACTGCAACGTTGCGTTCAGATATAGGTTTTTGCGATAAAACACGATTAACGCGGCTATGCGATCTTCGGTCTCATCGAGGTCTCTGATAAATTCAAGGTCGCACTCGCGCTCCGCAATGGCGGCAAGAAGCTGTTTTTTAGCGTTGGAAGGAGTGACGGATGCGTTGAGCATTTTTTCGTCAAAAACCATCTCAAAGGTCACCGCTTTGTCGCGGACGGACATGGCATAAGCTTCTCGGAGTTCGTCCTCTCTTGCTTTCCTGCGCTCAAGCTCATAGGCCTTGATTTGTGCATCTTGTGCATTCGCAGCGTCTTCAAAAAGCCGCGTAAGCTCTTTGAGTTGATTTTTGATGCTGTTGATTTTTGCAGCGTGTTCACGTTCAATTTTGATGCGAGTATCGGATGCAATTTTGGCGAGCTTGCGCAAATTTGCAATGTCTTTTTTGCTTTCCGCGATGCAATTTTGCGAAACGATGATGCCTTTGTGCAAATTTGCAATTTCCGTTGCTCTTGCGACAAGCTCCGAATAGTTCGCTACGCCCTGTTCGGGTTCGTTGATGATGATTTCATAGTTCATTTCCATGCTTATTTCCTCGCACTCTTTGCTATCCCAAGCTTGACCTTGGCGATGTCATCTGCCGTGAGCGCATCCCAGTCATGCCCCGTGAGCCGTTGGGCATAGACCTTGAGCTGTTCCTCGGTTCTGCCCATGCTCTTAGCCAAGGCAACGACCGCCGCCTTTGCGGTTGACGTGTCTTCGACCGGTTGCACGTTCACGGCAGGAAGCTCTGTGGACGGCTCTGATTGGCTCAATTTGGCATCTTGGGTGTTATCCCGTGTATCTGCGTCTTGAGCATCATCAAGCCCAAATAAGCCATTTAAAGCGTATTTACGGGCATAGGAGCTTGTAGCCCCTGTGAGCTGTGCGCCATCCATGCCTTTCTTGGATGCGTCCTCACGCGCATATGCTTGCGCAGATAGCGATTGTCCTGTCGATGCATCGTACAGCGTTGCGGTTGATTTGACGTAAAATCGGTCGCCGATGCACTCGATGCTGTCCTGCACGACCACGCAAGCACCGAACCTCGCCGCGATGGGCTTCACGGCTTCGAGGATGTCCTCCGCTGAACGGTATGAGAAACCGCCGAAATTGTTGTATCTGCTCTTACCACAGCGCACCTCGCTCTGAATTGCCATTAGTTTGGCGTAGATGTCATTTTTTGCCTGTTCCATCATTCTCTCCTTCCTGCACCACTTTCAGCGTGAGCGTTCCAGCGTTCTTGTCTGCTCTGACTTCAACAGTTTCGCCGCCGCGCCATCCGAGCGCGTCCATGAGTTTCAGCGGCACGCCGAATATGATTGGTTTGCGTCCTCGGCTCGTTGCCGTTCCGACGCGGAGTTTGCGCTTGCATTCCATAATTTCTTTTTTCATTCTCTCACCACCTTTGATAATTAGCAATGTCATTCTGCTCTTTCAGCCAGTCCGCGAAGTCGCTCAGATCGTCTTTGAAGAAGTTATCGGTGTCCTCACGCGCCAGAAACGGAAAGATGCGTGTGTACGCGACGGCTTTTTCTCGCAAAATTTCGTTTATCATGGACGGTGTGAAAAGCTTCGCCCAAAATGCATTGATTTCCACATCGACCTTGCGATTACTTCCGTATTTCTCCGCATTTTCCCATGTCATGTTTCGCCTCATGCAAGCGGAGCAGACAGATTCCTCCATCAAATCTTCATCGTATTCGCGTTCGCAGATCGGGCAGGTCTGCATGATCGGATCGTCATCCGCGATGCTGTTCGGACACATGGCCGCGCAGGGCGACTGATGGCACTCGTCACACATTGTCTACTCCTTTCGATTTTGCAGTATTCCCGTTTCGGCATCCTCGCGCCGGACTGCGGTAGCGCGTTGTGCGTCTTTCTTGGTCATCGCCTTGATATACGCGGCGTTGGCGCTGTCTACAATGCGCTCTGATTCGCTCACGCGCTCCTGCAGGTGTTTTAGTACCTTCACAAGGTCTTTGTGCTGTGACGCCAAAGAACCGCGTGAAAGCGTCTGCACTTCGCCGTAGCGGTCAACCCAGAGTTTGAACATCGTAAGCCTCCTTGAGCGTTCTTTCAAATTCTTCACGCGGTATCCAATGCGTTATCTCGCCCGAATGCGGACCAGCTATCTCTGTGATTGCAGTTTTTTTAGCATCTTCTAACGTCGAACAATCCAACGCATTCCACAAT